TCAAACTCGTCAGTAGCGCCTGGGCCGTTGCCGAGATACTTAGAAGCAGAGGCAGCAATGTTGGCTTGCAGTTCTGCAGGCTTTAACTGTGCATCTGTGATCTCTTTGGCGGTCTTTGCTTGCTTTAGTTTGACATCTGCATCAAGGTCAGCAAGTTCTAGTTGTGCTCTTTGTAGCTGTAACTGTGTTGCTGTCTCGGCCATCGGATTCGGCTGTGACATCTGAGCCATCTGCTGCATTAGTTCTTCCCTGTTAGAGAGGCCGCTGTTCTCAATAATCGCTGACATGACCATCGGAACAATTGGGCTATCTGGTCCAAGCGTCTTTAGCAGGTTCATAAACTGCATTTGTTCGTATTCCCGTGCCACAATACCGAGGTTGGAAGTGGGAACAAACACAAAGTCTTTGGCAGGATAGCGGTCAGGATCAAACTGCATGAAGCGATAGGCAGACTTGGTGACAAAAGGAATCAAGAACTGCTCTTGGAAGTTCACCAGAGTACGCTTATTCTTCTTGATGATTGCCGACAGAGCAGGATTGAGGCCACCACCATCAGCCGTAGGTGTGGTGCTATCGATGGTTGATGTTGCCATCAGCATCATCTTCATAAACTCACCAGCGGTCTGCAGATTACCTGGATCGGTTGTACCGAACTTAAACGGCTGTAACACCTCATTGGGGTTGCCGTTGGTCAGGATGGTCTTGCCTGGACGGATTTCAAACTTAGCACCACGAGGCAGGCGAGTAGCATCGATACCCATCATCGGTACAGTGGTCAGTGCCAGTGAGTCTAGGTGAGCACGGATCTGGGCATCAATAGCTTTCTGCATATTGTAGCCTTTCTCAGCGATGCCACGGCCCCAGAAACGATTGGGCATGGAGTCATACTGGAAGGCCACCATCGGACGATCCTGCATCATGTAAGGCGACAACTCAGCCTTAAGCACATACTGGTCATTGGCGATAACAACGATAGCCTCTACCAGTTCTGTGTAGTCTGCAGCCTCAGTGCCGTACTCTTCTGTCTTCTCGTTAAAGAGAGATGTCACTTCTTCTTCGGTATCGGCTTCGATTAAGAACTTGGGAACAAGGCCATAATAACGAAGCATTTTAACTTTGTCTTGCTGATATTCAATCTCTTCTTGCACAGGCTCTAGGTCTGTGTCAACAGCAGTGGGGCCAAGATTCATTACTTTCTTGTAGACACCGCTTTCCATGCCAGCTACAACGCTGTGAATAGACACATACTCTTCAACAGCACAGCCAAGTGCTTCTTCGATGTTGGTAGCAACAGGGTCAATCAAGAAGTTCTTTGGATTGATCGGCTTTAGGCCAATCATAAATTTAGTTCTTTCTTCTACGCCAACAGCGGTAATGCCCATTTCCACAATCGGCCTCGAAGCAGGCGACTTCTCAGTCTTCTCTGCAACTACGATCTCACCGATGCCAGTGCCATAGACAGCGCCAAGCAGGATAACATCACTGATGTCTTTACGGACCTTGTTGCGCTTAAAGTCTTCAGTCATCTGACGCTTGATCTGCTCAACGTCAATCTTAACCTGGTCTGCTTGGTCATCAACGATGTCAAAGAACTTTTCACCACGACCAAAGACAGCCTCTTCAATCTCAGCAACAGAGGTCTCAATTGCTTGCTGCAGTGCAGGCGTTACAATGCGTGATCTTTCGCTCTCACGATGAACATCCTCACCAGCCCAGATACCACGCCATAGACGCTCATAAGAATCCCAATAGTCTAGGTAGTTCTCATCACGGTGGTTACGCCAGTTCTCACAGCGGGACAGGACCCACTCGGAAATCTTCATATCACGGCTATTGGTTTCCATACTTATTCCTTAGTTGTATCGCCAATGGAATCTTCTTCAAGGTCTGCATACTCTGGCATACCTTCTGACATATCTTCGTACTCTTCTTCGTCCTCTTCCATGTCTTTCACTGGTAGGAAGATATCTTTATCTTTGAGGCCAGCTTCTTTAGCGGCAGTGATGACAGTCAGGATGCAGTCTGCACTGAACTTCTTTTCAATTTCTTCTTTGATTGTTTCCCAGACATCGGGGTTAGATGCTAGTGTGTCCCAATTAAGAGGCACATAGTCTTCTTTGTTATACATTTCTAGGTACATAGTTGCTCCTTAGTAGCCAGCAATATTAAAAAAAGTATTCATATGTTTGTTGCTTTTATTTAAATTCCATTTTGCTGGTACAACTTGTAAATTAAAAGCATTATGAAAACCGCAGGCATTTTTGTGATTTAGAGGAACAATATGATCTATGTGCCATTCTGTTCCCAACATTTCTTTTCTAAGATACTTTAATCTAACTGCTTCTTCAAATACAAAAGAATCTAACTCTGTTGAAATATATCTTTCTTTTTGCACTCGTCTTTTATGGGAATGCTCTAATTGCCTTACTTTTTTGCCTTTTGCGTTTTTCTTTTTATCGTTTAGATATTGTTCTCTAGTTTTAAATCCAAGTTTTTCTCTATTCTTTGCGTGTTCTTTTTTTCGTACTTCTGGATTTTTTATTCTCCATTCCGCAACTGCCTTTACAACGCAATCTGAACACTTATTCAAATGGCCGTCTTTCATTCCTTTATGTTTATGAAATAAAGAAATGTCTTTAGTACATCCGCATTTAAAACAAGTTTTCATCAATATGCTGCTATTGGGTCTAAAGGAACAAATTCTTCATCATCATAATACTGTACATACTCAGCTATGGCGATCTGGTCAATGTAAGATAAGGCATCAATAAGGTCATCATGGACTTGTGGATTAGGAAAGTTCAGTAGTTCGTCTACAACTTCGCTATTCCAATCGCCTTTGTTGAACACAATCTTTCCATGCTCTAGGCGACCCTGTAATGACCAAGTAATCCTATCGGTTTTCTTTTTATTACCGTGGGTTAGATCTTCAACTCTGAAGTAGGTATTATACTTCCTCATTAAATCGCTAAGATAAGGAAGAACAGCATTCTTCAGTGCGCCTCTTTCGATGCCAACACAGACAGGCTCATAATCTCTTACAGCATCAAAGATTCTTTGTGCCGACTCTTTGATGTCCCATCTGCCATACTCAATGTCTTTTACATACCAGCCATCGGATGTAACTTTAACAATTGCGATAGCAGACTGGTCTAATCTCTTCTTTTTTGCTGTAGTAGCTGATGCTACATTTTCAAAGCCAGCAAGGTCTACTGCGATGAAGTAGCGGCCATCATTAGGCTCTTCATCGTCATATTTCAACCACTCTTCTTTGAAGATGCCGCCAGAGGCTGCTTCGAAGGAAGCCATGAACTCGGTTCTGAACGCAAAAGAAGACATACTTTTCTTTGCTGTTTCAATCTCGGCTGGGTCCAGTAAGGGGTTGTCAAAACTGGTAAAGTGCCAGGATTTATAATCTTTGTCTTCTCCACGGTTTCCGTATTCGTACAGTTCATAGAAATGGTTGCGTCCCATCGGAGTGCCGATGAACAAGGCCTTGCCTTTTAAGTCTGCCAGTGCTGGCCTCAGAATCTGCTCAAACACGGCAGGCTTCATGTCTGCATATTCATCGAGCACAACAAAGCGCAATGAGACACCACGCATTGTTTCTGGCCTATCAGCGCCTTTGAGACTAATCATTGCGCCATTGACCAGCTTGATCTGCATATTGTTCACATGGCTGGACTCTATTACTGGGTTACCTAGTTCCAATAACGTGAGCCACATGATGTCTCTGGCCTGTCCCTGAGTAGGTGCGACATACCAGACATTGCCACGATCAGCCTGTAGTGCCTCAACTATGAGCATCCATGCCGCTAATCTAGACTTACCAGTACGGCGGCCAGCAGCGACTACCTTAAACCTGGTCTTGTCGTTCCATACACTGGTTTGCCAAGGCAGTAACTTAATGTCCAGATTCATCTACGAAGTAAAGGATTTACATTTGGATTAACAAATTCAATTTTTACTTCTCGCTGTCTGCTTGGTAAAAAACTAGACATTAGTGTTGCTAACGTAGACTGAGGAGAGTCTGTTAAAAGACTTAAAATACCTCTATAGTCTTTATTTTTTAACTTTTCTTCTATTAGTTTTTTTTCATTGTCCCAGTTATATTTATCAACAATAACCATATTACCAGAAGAATCTTTTATTGCTGTATATTGACCAAGACTAGTTGCAACATTAAATTCAGGACTAGATATTGATTTTACAAAAGCATCCCACCAATTTGTATCTGCTGCACTTAGTCCTTGAGGATAGTTTGTATAACTAATATTAGTTTTATTTTCTGTATTTTTATATGTTGCTAAATCTTTTTCAAATATTTTTTTTAGTTTTGGATCTGTTATTTGAGGTATTCCTTGTTGCAACAAATTCATTTTTTCTTTATTTTTTGTTTCTTGCTCTGATACTTGTTTTTGAATATAAGCAAGCTCTTCAGCAGTAAAATCCTTTGCTGTTATAGGATCTGTTTTTCCAACAATAGACTCACCTAATAGTCTAATATTTGTTGGTATTTGTTTGTATAAAGAACTAAATAATCCGTCATTCATTGTAATTTACGTCCTCGGCTTCAATTACATTCTCTTCTGCGCTAACGGTAGCACCGATACCGCTGATATTGATGGTGATGCCTTTCGCTGCTGCTTCTTTGTTGCTTTCGAAGTAAGATAAAGGCAACAATCTATCGGCGCACATCTTCAACATCGCAGCCTGGTCCTTATCGGTAGGATCTAAGGCTTTCTTAATGATTGTCTCAATTATGTGGTCACCTTTGGTAGTCAGCAACCTTGCATGGAATTCTCGTATCCTTGCTGCTTCACCAGGGGGTCTACCACGCAATTCTCTCTTCTTCTTGGCCGCAATAGCTGACTTCTTTGGCCTGCCAGCACCTCTCGGATTCTTTGGCTTTACGGACACCGCAGTCACAGAGCCAGCGGAGTCGGTAACACTAGAAGAAGACACAAGAACATCAGTGTCTTTTATTTCCATTGTTTTCCTTATATAGTCAATATTGCCTAAAGCATTGCTAGCGAACACAAAGATTAAAAACTATTAAAAGTCTATCTATATAGTGTACATCGCTAACAAGTTCGTGGGTAACGAAGAGGGAGGTTTTTATCTATAACCTCCCACACTAGCGTTCGCTTATGTTGCAATATAGGGGTGATTATAGCATATTTTTTCTATTTTGTCAAGTTCTTTTTTTATTGCTCCTTTGCTAGGCGTTAGCGGCCTAACGCAGTGCTCAGATTCCATAGCCAATTTCTTCATAGTTAATGATAATCATTCTCATTTAGATAAGTTATTGATAACATTATATCTTTCTTGTAATTGAGAATCATTCTCATTAGTGCTATTTTGCTCTTTTTTGTAGCTATGGTGATGCAACAACATTATAACACCACAGCCAACCCTACCCCCCGGTGATGTTAGTTAGTACTCACTAGCACAGACTGTGTTGCTATGCAGCATTAGTGATCAATTATTGACCAGTGGTTAAATATTGACCAGTGTTGTGCACCAATGTTGTGCATGGGGCGATGTTGCACCACTATAGTGCACTACAGTGCATCACTGCACCAGGATAGTGCATCACTGGAATACCTGAGCACGATAGTCAAGTTAAGGGTTTTCCCTAATAAACTTTGTATTGACAAGACCGTTCTTAGGTATAGCATCATAGTTGTAGCCAAGTCTGTAGAATTTAATTGTAGTCACTAATCAAGAGGAATCAAATGAATAATTTCGTTATTGTGTCAAAAGTAGGAACAGAGGACAAAGGGGCAATTCTAGTAAGTGTGTGCGGCCATACGCCAGTTTCTTTTGGCTACGGCAAGGGGACTTTATTTGAGCACATCGGAAAGGCTAGATTTGAAGCCGAGAAATATGCTCGCAGAGCAGCAAAAGAATTTAAGGCTCAGATCCATAACCAAGAATTTCAAGATTTAGTAGGTGTTTTAAATCAGTTTGCATAATAGCCTAACTGATGAGCCGTTAAGCGGCGAAACCCTAGCGATAGGGTCTTAGGCAAACAAATCAAAGGAACCTATACAATGAATCCTTACCGTTATCAAGTAGTAGAATTTACAAGAGACTTTCCCTATGGCACGCCTAATAGGATCGTGGCCAGTGCCGCTACACTCAAGGGTTGTTTGTCTCAGTATCGGAAACACCTTGAAGCCTTCAGGATCGCTAAAATTGACCATAAACCCATCAAGACTATTTTTATGTGTGATGGTGTAGAATTTAACGTAGTAATCTAACCAAAGGAACCTAGACCATGAGCACTTTATACGCCGAAGCCGTAAATAATTGGCCTGAAGATGAAGCAGCCTTATCTGTAGAATTTGCCCTAGACTTATTTGAAACCGAGGGAGCAGACTCTTATCATCAATGGCTTATCAAAGAAAGGCAGCACTGGATCAAGGTTTTCAATGATCCTGCACTGATGGTAAGATTTTCTGATAAATTCAATGCTTTAACCTTTAACACCACTAACCTAGCAATCTAAACTAAAGGAAACTAGACCATGAAACTCAAACCTATAGCTTCAAACATGACCGAGTTAGTCCTTAACGATGGCACTGTTGTCTTGTTCTCTTATGAGACACCAGTGGCTTCAATAACGCCTGACGGAGCACACCATCGGACTGAGAAGAAATGGAGTGTCACAACATCGAAACACATCGGCAAATGGTATAAATTCCGCAGCTACGATACCAATCGCATCAGCATTAAGCCGCAGGACTATTTTGACAACCTTATCAACGGAGCATGACAACATGAGCACTTTCGAAGCATTTCAGATCGCAGGCCTATTGTTCGCAATCGGCGCAGTGGCTATGATTATGAAACCTTGGTCCCTTGATTAACTATCGGAGACACTCAATTATGATGACAAGGCAAGACAGAAACGACCGACTAAATAGTATCCTTGGGTCATATTTAGGCATAAGCGATTACCTAAGGATCTGCAAGCAAAACAATTTAACCGTGCACATTGAGCACATAACCAGTCGCATGACTGAACTAAGAAAGGCGCATGATGATGTCGAAACCGCTTATTTTGAACGATAGGGCTGTCGTTGATATTGAAGTCGATGGTGTCGATTCTAGAGATTATCCCGATTTCTGCGATGCTTACTTTTGCAGCGCCTTTTACGAGGACTCAGGCGAGGCACTGTCAGATCAAGACCTTGAATTATTGCAAGAACTTTTCCCTGAAGTGTTATGGGACAAGTGTTTCGATAAACTACATTGAAGGGACTAATTATGTCTTGGCTATTAAGTAACCCAGATAGACCTTATCTCGATCATTCGAAGACCGATGTAATGAAAACATGGAAAAAGCACGGCTTTGTGCCTCCCTCAGAAAATAAGCCCATAGAGCCTCTCAAAAAGGACGACCTAGGCCAGGGTATTCCCAAGGCCATAACAACGGCACAGGGAGGCTAAAAATGCGTTGCAGAGCCTGTAATGACGTAATGACAGACTATGAATCCACAGTGAGGTCTATTCACACTAGGGAATACATAGGATTATGTAAACACTGCCTTAACACTGTCTCAGATCAAGTGATTGGTGTTGGTAATATCTCACTAATGACAGAGATGGACGATATTGGGGACACTACAATGGAATCTTATGATGAAGATCCTTTTTCTGATGATTCCCATAATGATCGCTACTATGACAGATAGTTGGCACGATTCTTGCTAATATTATCATTATTAACACTATAGTGCTTATGATTTATAATTATTTAAAGACTTTAACAACATTAACAATGAACAATGAAAGGTAGGGCAACGATGGAAATCCATGAACAAGAGCAGATGTATTGGACAACTGTGAATGATGTCACCGATCTGTTGGTTTATCACAACACCGATGTTGACACATTCCTAGGTGATGTGTTAGATTCGGTTCTGCGTGTTAGTCCTGAAAGCAGACAGGCAGCACAAATGCTGGGCATTCTTGCCTATTTCAGTGAATTAGATGACAGAGAGAAGGCAAACATAATCGTGCGAGAGGTCTTAGATGCAGACACAGAGTAAATTTCTACGCCATGCTCCGTGTGAGGCTTGTGGCAGCAGTGACTCAAAGGCAGAATATGCCGATGGCACTGGCTACTGTTTCAACATCAATTGTAGGACTTATTTTAAGGCCGCTGATGCCTCCGCTAGTGCTCAGAATAGGGTGATACCAATGGATGACTATAAAGCCAGCCAAGAGGCTAAAAAGGCCGTTTCTGGGCAAGTTCTGTCGATACCTGATCGTGGTATCACTAAAGCCACCTGTGAATCCTACGGTGTCATGCAGTCAGGTACACAGCATTTCTATCCCTACACTGATGCCAAAGGCAACGATGTGGCATGGAAGATTAGAGATGTCCCTAATAAACAGTTCCGATCTCAAGGCAACATCAAGGATGCTATCTTGTTCGGACAAGCTAACTGGAACAGTGGCGGTAAGTTTGTGACTATCACAGAAGGCGAGTTAGATGCGCTTGCGGCATTTCAGATGATGGGATCAAAGTATCCTGTTGTCAGCATTAAGAATGGCGCAGCGTCAGCCGTCAAAGACTGTCAGTCTCAATACGAATGGCTTGATAGCTTTGAGACTATTGTGTTGGCTTTTGATGCTGATGAAGCTGGCTCCGAAGCTGCCTCAAAGGTAGCAGAATTATTCGGCAGCAAAGTCAGGATTATGAAGATGCAGCAAGGCTTCAAAGATGCTTGCGACTATCTCAAGGATAACAAGTCTGCCGAGTTTGTGAAGCAGTGGTGGTCTGCTGAGAAGTATGTCCCTGATGGCATTATCGATGGTGCAGACCTGCTTGAATTGGTGATGCAGCCGCT